ACTAGTAGCATTTGGATATTTAGAATTTAACGTTGCTTCATCAGCGATTGTATGTGGATTTCCACCATCAAAATTAGCGAATCCACGTTCAACCATAGTTACAACATCTTGATTAGTTGGCCGTTTGCTAATCTCGGTTATCAATTTGGTGCTCAAATCTGCGACAGCCTGTTTAAGTTGGCTGCTCGTAGCAATATCATTTGATTTGATTTTAGCAGCAATCACGTCCAATTGATCCATTAACCAAGTAGCGTCAGCAGTGACATTTTGAAACTTTTGTCTATAATCTTCAATAATAGACAATGCTTCATTTTTTGAGTTATCAATTGCTGTTTTAAAATCGGTAATTAATTTTTCAATTTCTGAGTAATAAGGTTCATCATCAACCCCAAATTCAACATTATTTTCTAAAACGTTGAATTTAACATTTAATGAGCTTACTAATTGACCGTCCTTCTCAATACGGAACCAAGCTTCTTGATATTGCCCTGCTGCTTGAAATGCAGCACCTGGCATTGTGAAAGTTACTCGACCCGCTTCAATCGCTGGACCAACCGGATCTTGTAAGGCAATCTTAGCTACACCTTTAGCGTCTCGACCGTAAAAGCCTAAACGATAGCCTGTTAAATCAAAGGGCTGGCCGTCATTTTTAATCCATAGTGGTATTTCAACATTCTGGTCACTCACTCTCCCAATCGTTGGAAATTGTAAAACTTCATCCATTGGATGCATTAAATCAATAATTAGTGGTCCATTTGCCATTTTGTTTCCTCCTAAAAAGGACACCTATTTTAAATTATTAGGTGTCTCTACATTATTTAATATAAAATTGTGTACCTTATTAGCTAACCATAGGTGTCCTTTGTCATTAGGGTGTAACCCATCGGCTAGATAATCTTTATAATTTTTTTGATTAATTTCTGAATTATTAAATAAATCCAAATAGGGTATTTTATAATCCTTAGCTATCTTTACTACTGCATTAAAGTACTCTTTGAATAAAACACCTGCGCTATTAGGTACCGTGTTAATATCAACGAACTTACTACTGTCATTAATCCGTGCCCGCCACATAGGCGGAATAATCAGCACCAAAGCATTCGGATTACTTTTCTTAATCTGATTAATCACAGTTTTTAGAGCACCTATCAAACTTTTATCAGTCGCATCAGTAGACTTGCCTACTGGTAATGATTGTGCAAAATCGTTGGTACCACCAAATACAATGACAATATTACTTTTACTGAAATCAATTTTTTTAACATGATTGATAAATGATATTTGGTCATTATTGCTCCCGTTCTGGATAGTGGCGCTACTGACTCCATCATTTTTGATTGGTATTCTAATTTCTTTTTCTAAAACCGATACGTAATCTTTACTAGGAGTTGATGCCCCCATACCATAGGTAATTGAATCACCGACGATATCAATTTGTCGGTATTCTTTGCTTTTGATCAATTTTGCATCTTCCAAAATTTTGTAAAAATCGTTAATTCTTGTCTCAACTTTTGAAAAGTTGTTATTCATATTGTCAAAATAATATTGACTATAGACAAGAATTTCAGGCATCCAAAGTTCAATATACTGTAGCTCATTGTAATCGGGAGGAACATATAATCCTTCCTCGTTAAAAACATTTGAAACCTCTGTAATAATGTTATTAATGGTTGTAGTGATACTTTTTCTCCATAAATAAAAAGATCTATCATTATTATCAGCATAATCATCATTCGAAGGTAGTGTTAACTCATCAATCCAATTAGCTTTGTATAAAATATCTATAATTTTACTAGCGTTATCATGAACAATCAGATAATTGCCATAAATAATTTTGTAGTCTTCTTCTAGACTACTAATTCTAGCTAATTTGACCTTGCTCATCAGACACTTCCTCCTCTTTTGTAAATACTGGTTTACCATCGTTATCAACGGATAAAACAAAAACAGAACCATCCGGAGACTTGAATTTAATCCCCTCTAAAGGCTCTGTTTTAATTTCATTAAGTTTCTTTTTATCAGCGGCAGTCATTAATCCATCAACCGTTTCAGTGGCTGGCAGATAGGTAATAGTTTGTTTAGCAATGGATCTATCTAATCCGATTATTGCATCTGCTGAAGTAACCACATAAAACGGTTCATCCTTTAATAATCCTATATCGGGATCTTCGTTACGAGCTTTTAATTGAACTATTTTAGTACTCACTTTCTCCAACCACCTTCCCAAACAAACGTGAATCGTATGCAGAATTTGCCATATATTCCACATTTGCTAAATCCTGTTTAAATTTATTTGAAAGCTTGGAATTATCTTTATTTGCTTTCGTAATAGCCTTAGACCATGTAGTTAAATTAAACAGCTTATTGCCAAACGTTATTTGTGGCGTAACTGTACTTGATTGAGGGTTGTAAACCAGCTCGGTAATCCTAACTGAAACATCAATTCCGTAACGATCTCTAAGATAACCACTATTGCCAACTTTTATACCATTCAAATCGTGATATTTTGCATTCTTGCTAAAATCTGCCCATTCAATCGTATACTGCACCTCGGGATAATCTTTAACTTGCTTTTTTAAATAATCCTGCAAACTTGCTGACGTTGTAAAACGTTCATCTGATACTGGATCAGCATCAATTATCCCAAATTTATCTGCTAAAGGGCTAGTATATTCAGCCACTATTGCCGTTGACTTTTTACCATCACTGTCATCGGTTGTTTTACCAGTACCCTTAATGTGAGTTGAAAAGTTAGAATAATCTTCCGTATCCGTAATTTTTGATACGTTAGCTCCATCAACAAATAGAAAAGAATTTTCTTTACCAATAGTTTTGTAAATGTGGATTTTAAAATTATCAAAGTAATATTCAAATCCAAAATCATTGGCCAAGGTGGTTAATAGATCATCGCCACGTGCATTTCCAAATTCTTCAGAAAATGCATAGTTACTAAACGTATCATGAATTTCGTAAGTAAACTTAGTTCCTTGCGTAATAAACTTCATGCAATCATCTAACGATTGAGTTTTAGTTAGTGTTTTGTCGATGTATCGATCATGTAATGTTTGCCCAACATGTAGTGCGGTGACAGCATATTGTCGATACCGTCCTAACGGTGTAATCGTCGGTGTAGTAATTATATATTGTTGATTATTTTCAGGAACGGTAACAATGCTTCGTGGCATGACTAGTTCTGAAGCAACTTTATTGTCAGCATTATCGATAAAATTAAAAGTAAGTTGATCAATAGACCCTAATGTTTGTGTAAGGGTCAAATCATCAACCGTTTTTAATGCGTTCTGCGTTCCTTGAACATTTTTTATAATTAACATGTTCCCCCCTAATAATAGAACCTAGTTTCAAAAGAAATTGTAAAATCACTAGCACCAATTATATTGATTTGATTGAATTGCGTGGCAAAATCCAAATATGCATGGTTGCTATCAGTATAACGATTTACATTGTTAACCGTTGGCATCAGTCCATCTATGATTAGTGTTTCTGATTTTTTGAGCGGTTTTGTAAATTCGAAAGTTTGACCAGTTGTCTGATTTTCAATCTTTAAATCACTATTAACGGTTCCGTTAAACGTAATTTTTACCGGCTTATCATCAGCTAACAAGGGGATGATTGATGCGTTAAATACTTCAAATGTAGTTTCGTTCGTGAACTTATATTGAACGGCTTTATCTTTAGGAAACCCAATTCCAAGCCCCCATTTATCACCATCATTCTCAATATCATCAAGCGTCGTTGCAACAGTTTGAGCATATCCATCAATGCAATTAAGATTTACAGAAATGCTGGATGCCTTATAATAATTATCCAATCGCTGAATAGAAAATGCATCAGCAACCACTCTCCACCTCAAGAATGGAATTCGTAAATTAATAATATAAAATGGTTCGCTACTCTCAAATATTTTTGAAACTTGCATTCGTTGCAATTCATAATCGTAATTATCGTTAGCGTACATATCAAAGACAAACGGAATTACTAGCTGACTAACTTTAGTATCGGTTAATACTGCATTATATTTACCGACTTGCTGGAATGTATGCTGGTAAGATGGGCTGGGGGGGTCGAACGAACGAACTCTAATTCCCATCTTACCTAAGTCATACGTTGTGCCGTCCATCCTTTGAATTAAAAATGTACTTTTAAATTTTGGTCTGATATTAACCACCTCGCTATCTATGATTTGAAATAACAATATCTTTACCAAGTAATAATTTGGTAGTTGGATATGTTGTTTTAGCAACAGTCTTTGAATCAATTTCCATGTAGATATTGACATTTCCAGCTACGCTGGTATTTGGACTTTGTGTATATTGCATGGATTGAACTTGACGTTTAGCTTTCGTAACAACATCCAAAGCCTTAGCAGCAAATCCATTTGGATTATTTTTAGCTCTGGCAATCATTGCCTCGGCAATATGTTGTTCGGAAGATTGACGTTGTGGATTAATCGCTATTTCAGGTTCTCCTGGTACTTCATTGAAGAAACTTACTTCGCCAGGTATTCCCCAGCCACCATTAGCATATCCATGCCCGTTGCCAAGGAAACTTAGTCCGCTACCATACCGGTGTTTGGCATAGTTTAAACCAGCCAACATATTGTCATAGCCGTTCCAAATATTGCCATGACCAGGTAAATGATAAGCCCTAAAAGTTCCAGGCTTAACTTGCATCAATCCTTCTGCGTGTCCATCGGCCAAACCATCAGTACCGCCCATTGCTTTAGGATTACCACCAGATTCAGTATTTATTTGACGTAAAACACGATTAACCATGCTTGCGCTAGTTGAAAGTCCAAGTTTACTCAAGGCACTTTCAACGTCAGATTTCCAACGATGTACACCAGCTCCGCCTGGATCACCAGTTCCACTTCCACCAGCATCTTCAATAAATGGTGCAAACATCTTCGCAATTCTACTAAAGAAACTTTTACCAAATTGCCTTTCGATAAAACCACTTAATCCAGTATCTTTAGATTTATCTTGTTGCTTTTCATCAGATTTTGAAGCTTTCATATCACGAATATCGTACCAGCCCTTAGTGGTTGTTCCAGAATGACTGAATGGATTTCCTTTAGAAACACCAACGTGAACGTGAGTTCCACTTGGACCAAGTTTAGCAATTGCTTGACCAGTTGTAACTTTGTCTCCTTTTTTGACTAAGATATCTGCACCAGAACCATATTTTCCATTTAATTCTTGATAAATTACACTGGCGTCATCGGCTTTAATTACTAAGTTTTGTCCAATACCATTTGCGCCACCCCAGCCAGCTGGCGGCCCACCAACATATGATACGGTACCACCGTGCATGGCGTGAACAGTTTTTGCACCGGAATAATCAACACCATCATGTGCGGAATAGCCACCTGATACTGCTCCACGATTACCAAATCCTGATGTTACTTCCCAGCCGTGACCTGGACTTTTAGCCCAGACACCGCCAAATCCGCCTTCGTCATCCATTGCACCGCTAATTTTATCCCATAGTGCTGACCACCAATTGCTGGCTTGCTTCTTAATAGGCTTGAATACATCACCACTTACCTTATCAAAGAATGAGTTCTTTTGCTTTTGAGGGTTGCCTATCAATTTGTCTAGCGCTTTACCAGGATTACTAATAATATTTTTAGCTAGTTCAAACTTCTTCTTTATCGATTTATAGACATTTTCAGCACCCTTAACTACACCACCAACAAACTTTCCAATGCCTGATAACCAACCAGTACCACTTGCAAAATGTTTTAATCCTCCACCAAAAAGCATCTTACTTTCGGTAGCGTTTAAAATTTCAGTTCCAGCTGGAACGATACCTGTCCAGTTACGCTCTTGTGGACTAAATAATTCACCATTAGGCAAAATACCAACTTCTCGATTACCGGTCTCGGGCGAATCAAAACCATCATTCAGCATGACTGGCGTTGCCTTAGTAATTGGTCGTCTAGATCCAGAAAAGAATCCAGTACCAGTAGCGTATTGTACCGGCATTACAGGTGCTTTGAACTTACTATCACCAAATACTTTTAACAGACTACTAATTCCGCTTGTAAATTTATTCCACCATGTACCAACTGTATGGAAGAAACCACTATTGTCGTCTTTCTTCTTTTTATTAGCCTTTTTTTGAGCTTCATATTCATTATCAGCGGATTTAGATACGTTTTTATAACGATCATCTGCATGTTTTGAAACTCGATCTTTTTCAGATTTTGCATTATCAATCGCTTCGTTCTTTTGCTTTTCAGCTCGATTAACTACCCGATCATGTTGTTTGTTAGCAGCATCAATAACTGATTTGCGTTTATCTTTTGCCCACTTCGAGTTACCAGAATATTCACGTTTTGCTGCATTAATAGTTTCATCACGCTGTTTATCAGCTGCCTTAACTACATCTTTATATTTTTTATTGGCTGCACTCTTGACTGAATCGTATTCTTTGTCAGCATTTTTTACGATTTCTTTAACTTCACTACGACTTAATTTTTTCTTTTTGTCAGTTAGTTTTTCGTCATCCTTTAGCATTTTTTCATTGGCTCGTTTGATTTTACCAGCTAAAGTAGTGTGTAGCCTTGCTTCATCACCAGTTACTTTAGTAGCAAACTTGAGGCGCTGTTTATCAAGGGCTTTTTTCTTATCATTAATATCCTTTTGAACTTGAGTTGAATGCTTACCGTAAAGCTTCTCATCTCGTTCGATTTTACTATTCCATTTTTCGGTTAATTTCTGCTTTTCTTGAGCATAATACTTAGCAATAGCTGTTTGATCTTTTTTATTCTTCTTATCGTAAGAATTAGCTTTTTGACCAGATTTTTTAATAGCTTCAGCTTCTTTTTCATACTCTTTATTTGAAATAGCACCGTTTTTCTTTAGCGTTTTTAAGTCATCTAAAGCTTGTTTTTGTTTTTTAGAATAATAGGATTTTGATTCTTTTAATAATTGATCATGAGCATTTTTTGTACTAATTTTAGGTACTTTTAATTTAGTTCCAAACAACCCTTTTTGAATCTGCTTGCCCAGAGTTCTACCAAGTTTTTCGCCACCTAATGCGCCAACAGTACCACCTATGAGAGTACCAATCCCTGGGAGAATAGCCGTACCAGCTGCCGCACCTGCAGCTGCACCACCTAAGTTACCAGCAAAAGCACCAATATGAGAACCGGCTGTTTTTTTCGTCATGCCCAGTAAATCAGTACCAGCCATTAATACGTCTCCAACGCCTAACGCTCCGCCAGCTAACTTACCAAATTTACTCATGCCTTTTAATTTTGACAACATGCCAAGCTTTGAACCGTTTCTAGCAACTCGGCTCATTTCACCAGCTTCTTCGGCTATTTTTGCTCCACCTTTTCCTCGATTGAAAATGTTACCCAAGAAACCACCTCCGCCACCACTCATGGTGGTAGCAAGTTCCTCGGCTTCACCGGCTTCGGCTGCGGCAGTCTTTACACCAAAGAATGCTGTTTGTAGTTTACCTAATTGCCCGATTACTCCTGCTATGCCTGTAGCAAATGTGGCTAGTTTGCGAGCGATAAAGATTGTAGCAATTGCCTTACCTATCTCTTCCAATCCCTTCTTGTGCTTAGAGAGTTCTTCCAGCGTGCCAGAAAGGGTTTTGACTTTTTTGTTGTGACCAACTAACTTAGCTATGGGTGTAAGAATTGCACCGATACCACCAATTAATCCCTTAAAGAAACCAATTCCGATAGTTCCAAAAATCTTAATTGAACTCCATAAACCTTTAAAGAAACCAACAATTTGTTTAGAATGCTTAGCAATTACATCAGAAATAGATTCAATATTTTTTGCTAATCCATCCATAAAATGGTTCATAGATTTCGGTGCATCTTTAATATTGAGAGCTTTAGCTAAAGCTTCTGTAATGGTTTTGAATCCATTTGAGGCAGCCGCCCCTACTTTTGAAAATTCTTTCTCAGTTCTTTTATCAGATACCCATTTAGAAACTGCTTCAAAAATAGGGCTTTGCATCTTAGTAAATGGTTCGGCTAGTGCGCCAGCTAATACATTAAACCGTCCTTTGATTGCACGTTCAGCACCTGCGGCTGTTTTCATCATGTTCTCACTGGCATCTTTGTACTTTTGACCCAGTCCGTTCATCACGGCTTCGGCATCTTGAGCGCTAATTTTACCAGCTGACATCTGATTACGTAGTTCGGACATATTTAGTGCATTATTATGTTGCATCTTACGCTCATAATCCAACAAACGTTCTCCAAACATTGGCAACTGGTCAGAAATCATATTGAAGTCGCCTAATTGCATTTTGGAAGAACTCATCATGTGAGTAAAGTTAAGACCTAAACGTTTTGTATCATCTGCACTCATATTTAATGTATCAGCCATGGTTAGAACTGATTTAGTAAGCTGTTCGGTAGGCCCTTTTTTATTTAATACATGATAAAACTGTTGATCTAATTCGTTGACTAAATCACTGGATTGCCCAAAAGCATTAGACATGTCATTAATAGATTTAACAAATCCTTTACCCTTTGAAGCACTTCCTGTTAATGTAGTCCAAGTGGCGTTCATGACTTGTTGCTCTTTGTTAAATTCATTACCAGCTTTAATCATGCCACCAATACCCATAGTAATACCATGAATAGCCGTGCTTGCTACACCTTGAGCAACTCCGCCCCAAAACACTCCAGAGAATACTTTTTTGAATACCGATTCCGACTTTTCAGCATGCTTATTCAATCCTAGCAATCCTTTAGTCATCTTAGTGAAAGGATTACGATTGAATGAACTTTGCATTTTGCTTAGTTCTTTCATCTTATTAGTGTTTCTAGCAAGTGATGCTGCTAAGTCGTTCACTTTGACAGTTTGCTTAGCAATTTCTGAGGAATCTTTTGTTCTATCATTGCGAATATTAGTTAGTAATCGATGCTCTTTTTGATAAAGTTCTGATTCATTATTTATGGAAGAACGTAATTTTTGGTATTCTGCCTTATTGGCTTCAACGCTGCGTCCCTCAGCCTTTAATCTGTTTATATAAGAATCTTGAACGTGGCTAGTGCTTTCATAGGCGGATTTAAGTTTCCCGATATCGTCACGTAATTCTTTATTAATATTATTGAGTTTTTTGCTGAAATCAATTGTACTTTTATCTTTCATCTCGGCAAAAAGTTCAATTTTTTGTTGTTTTGGTAGCTTCTTCAATACATTTTGGAAGTCTTTAATTCCAGCTTTTTCAGCTTCTGCGACAATCTTAACTTTAGTATCTTTATCAAAAAGGGCTTTAATCTCTTTTTTTGTTAGCTTAGCTTTGTTAATTACTTTATCGGTATTATCTTTAAATGCCTTGTCTAACTTTTCTCCAGCATTCTTACCAAACTCACTTACTAATTTATCTGATTCCTTAATTTCACGGTTAAACTTATCAGACTTGAGTTTCAGGTCGATATTTATTGCTCCATCCGCCATATTTTAACCTCCTTTCGCTTGATTTTTGAGCATGTCGAACATACTGCTCATTTGCATATCTAGCGCTTGAACGTTTTGTTCATCTTCTAAACGATAAAACTCTTGTGCTTCAATGATTTTTTGCATAGCTTTAGGGTCATCTTTATATTCGTTAGGGTCGGTTTGGCGAATATTAACGATCCTTTGAAAGGGTGACTTTTCACTCAAGTTATTAAAAAGCGCCTTGAATTTATCCCAGTGCATCACTCCTTGTGCATCAACTAAATCAATATTGTAGTCAAACAAAAAAGACGCATAAATTGCTTCGGCGTCTTTTGTATATGAATAGTACTTAGTCGGTGGCTCAGGTTCTACTTCAAATTCTGGTTCTATCTCTTCATCATCAAAGTTTCCGTAAGCTGATTGTGATAGATAATCACTAATAGATTGCATTGCTTCAACTACTTGTTGTTCATCATATTCACTGGTTTCACCAATAAACATCTTAAATCCTATCAATGTTTTTTCTATGTCATTGATAGAATCGTCTTCTAACAGCTCATACCATTTAAGAACCACATCAAATGTAAAATCGACCTCAGCTATTCGGTTACCAATTACAATGCTATGTTCGAGTTCACTAGTTAGGCTGATCATAGTTGACTACTTCTTGTGGTTCTTTTTTTCGTAATAACTTTTAACCTTGCTTTTGCCAGACTTTTGTTCTTGCTCAACAACATCTGAATATTCGCTCAATGCTTCAACAATTGCATAAAGTGAATTAGTTGAGTGGTTAAAATATGCATACAATTCTTCACCAGCACCTTCCCCAAAGGCAGAATCAAGCGTGTTAACTAAATCGTTCTTAACTTTCGATTGAAGATTGCTGTAAATTTCAAGCTGTTCAACGGCTGTTTTTTTATTGAATTTTTCGATAGTTTCCTTGTCAGGATCAATGTATTCATTTAAATCTTTGCCAATTCTAATATCAGCTTCTGTGATGGATGCCATAAATTTGTCATCATAAACTACTTTGCGTGTTTTTCCACCAACTACAAATTCCTTTACTGTTTGTAATTTACTATCAAGATTAATTGCCATTTTCATTACCTCATTTGTTTTTATTTTTGAAACAATGGCTGTAACGCCTTTGACAACGCTACAGTCTATGGTCTATTGACCAGATTGAGTGCTTGCTGAAGAAGGAGTGCTTGCTGATGAAGCAGTTCCAGCAGATTGAGAGGCTGCTGATGAAGTAGCTCCATTAGGTTGTGTGCTTGCTGGAGTGTAATCAGGCTTACCATTTAATGCAAGTGTGAAGCTGAATGTTTGCTTAACATTAGCTGCTCCACCAAATGGCACAATAGATGTCATAGTTGCAACTGATTCAACAATATTACCAGCGGGGTCAGTCCAACGAGCTAGTGTACGTAACTTGTCTCCAATATCTAAGAAGTGGCTTGCCACGTAGTCTTGAGCTGGGTCGCCCATAACTCGATGTCCGGACAATGCAAATGTAATGTTCTTACCTGTCACTTCAGTATCGGTAAAACCTTCTCCATCCCAATAAGGTGTAGCATCAGTCGTATCAGCTGCTGCTGGTGTGATTGTACTAATGCCACGTGACAATTTAGCCCAGCTAGCATTTGCTTTGTCATCAGTTAAATCTGTTCCGCCGTTGATATCAATTTCCAGCGTATTTTTAAAGTTTAATTCAAAATGTGTTTTTCCCATTTTTTATTCCTCCGTTTGTTGATCAATGTTTACTTTGAAATTCAATGAATATATAGAAAACCCTTCCGTATCTTGTTCAGATATAAAAGGCAATCCCGTCATTTCTATTGAATTAAATTCAAAACTTCCATCTTTACTAATAAGTGTTTTCAATCCATCGATAGCATTTGAAATATCCCACAAGCATTTACTGCCTAACTCGGAATCGTTCGTTCTAATCGCAATCTCGAAGTTAAGTTCACGTTCTTGCATACCAGACCAGTCTTGTGAAATTGTACGACTTCCTGGCGCTGGGTACAGCTGTAATGAATCATCAACAGTTAAATATCCTATGTGAATACTTGTGGGCAGATTTTTCAATAGATTAATTTTTTCTGCTAATCGTTCAGCTAAGTCCATCAAATCCACCTGCCTTAACGATTATTTTTTCCCATGAATCAATATGATTGGCTTTGGCTCGTAAATCCCACCGTCGACTTGTTCCAGGAGTGTGATAATTATGAACCCGATGTCCATTAACAAATCCATAATATTGAGCTTTAGCATACGGTTCTCGGTAGTTTGCCTGATTATAGTTACTGTTAAGGCTGGAATTATCTCTCAAATGCCCCGATCGCTTTGGTACGTAAATGTTCATATCAGCATAGGCTTGATTACCATAGGCGTGTTGTGCCTTAT